TAGTTGGTAAAGCTCAAGCAGAATTCTTTGGCAAAGAAAACTGTATTATTCATGACCCAGCTCAAGGATATAAAAATAGAGCTATTATGAATAAGAAGGCAGACATAGCTTTTATATGTGTACCAACACCAATGAATAGTGATGGTTCTTGCGACACTTCGATTGTTGAAGAATCTATTAAATGGTTAGATGTTCCAGTAATAGTTATACGTTCTACTGTTCCACCAGGAACATGTGCAAGATTAACTGTAGAAAACAAACTAGAAGATAAACAAGTAAACATAGTGTTTGAACCAGAATATTTAGGAGAAACAATTCATCATCCGTATTTAGATTTAAGAAAAAGACCGTTTGTTATATTAGGGGGAATGCCAGGGCCAAGAAGAGTGGTAATTATGTATATGCAAAAGCTTATGCACGCAGATACTAAGTTCTACCAAACAGATTGGAATACAGCTGAACTAGTTAAATACATGGAAAATAGCTGGCTTGGAACTAAAGTAACTTTCTGTAATGAGTTCTATGAGATTGCAAAGACTCTTGGTGTTGATTATAATGAATTAAGAGAATTGTGGCTTGCAGACGAAAGAATAAATAGAAGTCACACATTTGTCTATCCAGACAAAAGAGGTTTTAGCGGTAAATGTCTTCCAAAAGATATGAATGCCATAGTTAAAAAGTTAGAGGAAATAGGATATGAAGCAAAATTCATCAAAAAAATCCTTGAAGAAAACGAGCGGCTCAAAGCCCTCTAAGGTAGTCTATTTAGACTTTGACGATTTCGGTGAAAGGAACCATAGGCTTGATTGGTTATTTCAATTACGTAGTGTTTTCCCCAATTTTAAAGTTAACCTATTTACTATTCCAAGTGAATGCTCTGTTGAATTCTTAAACTATGTTGCCACTATTGATTGGGTTCAACTATGTGTTCATGGTTTCTATCACAAACACAACGAAGACGTTGATGAAAAGTTTCTTGAAAATAGAAGTCAATTACATCAACATAAACATTTTGCTCCTATTTACAGAGCTCCATATTGGCAACTATCAGATGAGATGTATGAAAGATTAACTAAGCTTGGATATAAGATAATGCTTCACCCAGACGACTTAAGAGTAGGCATTAAATATAATTGGAATACTAAAGATTCTCCTCCATTTTTAAAGATACTATATGGCCACGGTCATGTTCAAAACACTCAAGGAAATGGAATTGAAGAATCGATTGAAAATATTATGAAGTTACCAATAGATACAGAATTCAGATTCTTATGACAGCAAAAATAACACCACCAATCAAATTAGATAATTTGAAAAAAGATATTGGAAAAATTTTAGACCAACAAGAATTTGAAGTTAACGAGCCATCACTAAATAGAAAAGAAATAATTGAGCAACTTATACAATTATTTGAACAACAAATATGAAACCAAAAATTAGTGTAATCATAAGTACATATAATAGACCAAAGATGTTGCAAAGGGCTATTGATAGTGTGCTAGCTCAAACATTTACCAACTTTGAATTAATAATTGTAGATGACCATTCAAAGAAGCCTCCAAAGTTTAGCCTACCAGATGATGAAAATAGAGTAGTGGCTATGAGACTTCCACATAATAGTGGTTATCAGGTAATACCAAAGAATGTTGGCATCATGATTTCCAGAGGAGAATATATAGCGTATCTAGACGATGACAATGTTTATTTACCTAATCACCTAGAAGCTCTCTATAAAGCAATTACTAAAAAACAGGCTGATGTTGTTTATGGAGATAGAAGTTACCACAGCAATAACCCTAATGAAAAGAGATTTATGGGGAAACAAAGTTACCCATATAATTTAGGTCAAATAGAGCAAGGAAACTATATCGATACCTCTGATATTATGCACACAAGACAAGCAATTAATGATGTTGGCTTTTGGGATATATTTTGGACAAGAAAAGCAGACTGGCTGTTGATGGTTAGATTCGGTAAAGCTAAAAAGAAAATAGTACACGTATCAGAAGTTATTACTGAGTATTGGTGGCACTCTGATAACATTGGCCAAATGAATCCAGATGGTGGTTTATATCCACAATCAAATCCTCAATTTAGGAAACACTTAAGGGATTTAGCTGGCGATGTTAATAGGGGAAGATAATGAAAATAGCTTTATTTACCTTAACCAAAAACAGGCTTGAATATACTAAAAGAACGTTTAAAAGTCTTGCTAAAAAAACTAAAGTTTCATACGACCATTTTATATTAGACCAGGGAAGCACTGATGGAACAACAGAGTGGTTACAAAACTTCACTCATAAGCAAGGGAATATATATGTTTATCCACTACAAATGAATATCGGTATCAATCGTGGAGTAAACTTTATTATTGAAAAGATTGGTAAAAATTATGATGTTATAGTTAAAATAGATAATGATGTAGAGATAGAGACAAGTGGTTGGTTAGATAAGATGATTAAAGCGCTTGCTCCCAAGTCATTAATATCTCCATACGTAAAAGGGTTAATAGATAACAGAGGTGGAGTTCAAAGATACAATCGTATTGACGCTTTGAATATTGGACTATCACCATTTATTGGTGGTATATGTATGATTGGACATAGACAAGCCTGGTATGAAGATTCTGGTGGATGGGAATTTCCTAGACCAAAACACGCAGGAGGAGACAGGGGATTTTGTATGAAGCTAGAATTAGCTGGATATAGATTTGGATATAAAGAGGATGTTATAATAAATCACATAGAGTCTACCATTGGACAACATGAAAAATATCCAGGTTATTTTGAAAAGAGAAAATTAGAAAGACAAAAAGTATTTTAGGAGGTGAAATATGTTTACAACTAAACAAAATGTCTGCAAGAAATGTGGACATATATACAACCTAGCAGATAGCAGTACCTTTTTACGAACAAGCATTAAACTTTGCCCTAACTGTGGTTCTGATAAGGTAGAAACACTAGATAGTGAAAAGCAAGCAGAAAAAAAATCAAAAGAAATTAAAGGAAGGGTTAAGACTTTTAAAAAGGCTGTATTAACTAGTAATGATAACGGTATTGTTATCTAAATATTGAACTGAAAACAAAAACAGTGTATTGTATATTTGACAAGTAGAGTATCACTCTAATATACTTGTTATAGTTTTAGTAAGAGTTCCAGTAAGAGTCTAAGGGTTTTAGGCTCATTTGAGGAACTCTTTTTTAATGAACATAGAGTATGTACCTAATTTATAACTGTGGCTACTACACAAATTTAACTTTACAAGGGGAACATACCTATAAGCGATATAAGTTTAAGAAAAGGTTTGTAACAGATGTTGATGATGAAGATGGAGAATCATTTTTATCTATGACATCTAAGGACATCCAATGGTGTCCGAAAAACTCAACTACTATACCGCCGTTTATGAAACTAGAAAATTGGTGTCTAGGCAAAGAAGGAAGGTTTGACCCTAAACCTATCAAAGTATATAAGCCTAGCAAATATAAAGAATTATTTTTATTAGAAGAGGAAAGTAAATAATATGGATAATAAAACACAAAGGTTTAAATTTTCCTTACCTATTATCAAAACATATATCGAAATCACAAAAGATGACGATGGTAATAAAAAGGAGGTAAGGTTTGTAGAAGGTATCGCTTCCTCAACTGACAAAGATTTACATGGCGATAAGATGGCACCTAGTGCTATCAAGACAATGGCAGAATCTCTGAAGCTGCACGTCATAAATCTTAATTCTGAACACGATACTTCATGGCAAAGCGAATTAGGCGAATTAATAGAACTAGACGTAACAAAAGAGAATCAATTAAGAATAAAAGCTAGGCTCAATGAAATGAGTAAAGCAACAGACCTATGGTATGCTTTAACAGACCTCAATAAGAAACTTGGACTTTCTATTGGTGGTTTTGTAAAAGAATACGAAATGGAAAAGGATGAAGATGGTGATGAACCGAGATGGATGCGTGTCTACAAAGACATCGAATTAGACCACATAGCGGTAACCTCACGACCTGCAAATCCTAAAACCTGGGTTTCTGTGATTTCGAAATCTATAGAAACTAGCGAGAAAACACTCAAGGAAGTCTCAAAGAGAATTCCCGCTACATATAATAAAGAGCAAACAATGAAAGAACTAGCTCATAAAATAGTTCGCAGCATTCAAAATATGGAAGCAGACTTGCTTCTAGAGATGACCGAAGTCGGTCTCTCATATATGAATGATGAACAAATTAATTTAATAGAAAGGAATCTTCCTATGAAGAAAAAAGATGTCTCACTGAAAGCTGAAGAAGCTAAGAAAGCTGATACCTCCGTCAAACCCGAAGACGAAAAGGTTGAAACTCCAGCAACCTCAGAGAATGAGTCGTCCAAAGAGGAGTCTAAAGTAGAAGAATCTAAAGAAGAAGCTGAAGAGGCCAAAGCTACTGACGCAGAATCAACTGAGGAGAAATCAACAGAGAAATCTGAAGATGAAATCAAAGAAGAAAAAGCAAGTGGTGAGGAAGCTGAAGCTAAAACTGAAGAAACTGAAACCGAAAAAGACGAACCTAAAGACGAATCGGGAAAGGAAGAAGCTACAGAGAAAAGCGAAGAGGACACTAAG